AATGAATGTAGTTAATGAGCAAATTTTAGAGGTAGAAGCTAGATTAGAAAATCTCAGAAATGAAAATAAAGTAAATACTCAAGAATACAAGTTCAACCAAGATATGTTGTACTTCCTTGAGAACAACATTTCAATTACCCTTTAATAAATTAACAAAAGCAATTAAGCCACCAACATTGGTGGCTTTTTTGTTATAGTAAACCTATGGCAAGTTTATCAAGCATAAGGTCAGGTCTCTCAACGAGACTTGCAACAATTTCAGGACTAAGTGTTTATGCTTTTGTCCCTGATTCAATAGAGCCACCAACTGCCGTAGTTGGAGTAATGAGTTCAGTAGATTATGATTCTACAATGTCTCGTGGCTCAGACTCATACGAAATACCTCTTTATCTTTATGTTTCAAGAGTTGACGCAGAATTATCACAAGATTCTCTTGATGAATTTCTTGCAGGTAGTGGAAGCTCAAGTATAAAACAAGCAATAGAAGGAGACTCAACACTTGGTGGTGTGGTATCTTCTGCTAGAGTTGTTGAAGCAAGCAATTATGGTGTTTATACTATAAACAGTATTGATTACTTAGGCGTAGAATTTAGCGTGGAGATAATAACATAATGTATGAAGTAGTAAATGGCATAACAGTCGGAGATAAATATTTTGCCGAAGGCGAGATTATCGATAATAAAAAAGTGCCACAAAAAAGTATTAAGTGGCTACTTGAACAAGGTTTGCTTATCAAGATAGATAAAGCATATAAAGAAAAAAAATTAGCAGAAGCTAGTAAAGTAAGAGCAAGAGATGATAAAGGACACTTTATTGCAGACGACCCTTCCACCGAAAAGAACGAAGCGTGGATAGAAAAGGAAGAAGAATAATATGGACAAAGAATTTAAGTCGGTAAATTTTGCTTTAGATACTGAAGCCGAAGGAAAAGTAGAAGCAGTATTCTCAGTATTCAACACAGTCGATTCAGACGGAGATGTTGTTGTACCCAACTCATTAAAATCAGCTTGGGGAGAGAATAAAGAAGTACCAATGGTTTGGTCTCACAAATGGGAGTCGCCTATTGGTAAAGCTACAATTTCACAGGACGAAGAAAAAGCAGTAGCTAAAGGAGAATTTTTCTTAGATACAGAAGCAGGACAAGAAGCATATAAACTTGTCAAAGCTATGGGAGACTTACAACAATGGTCATTCGGATTCCAAGTAGATGACGCAGAGGAAGGTCAGTTTACAAAAGACGGACAATCTACAAACGTCAGGTACATAAAATCTGCAACAGTTTATGAAGTATCTCCAGTACTGGTTGGTGCAAATCAATTAACTCATACGCTATCAGTCAAAGAACAAAAAGAACAAGATGTAAAAAATGTCGAATCGGGTCTTAGATTCACAGATGAAGCCAAGAGTGTGCTTAACACAATCGACAGTTTCATTAATAGAGCAAAAGAACTTACTTCTTTACGCTTAGAAAAAGGCAAAATGTTATCAAAGTCTGCTCAAGATTCACTTATGCAGATTCAAGACCGAATCCAAGATGTTTATAACGATATAGACTCAATTCTTGGACTTGGCTCAGAAAAAGAAGAAGCAAAGCAACCTTCTGATGAACTAGACAAACTTTGGTTAACAACTCAAGAAGTCTTGGCACAAAGTCAAGGCATAACTATTGAAGGAGAAAAGGAATGAGTAAATTAACAGAACTCAATCAGGAACTCCACGCATTAAGAGAAAAACAACACGCTAACATTCAAGAAATGAAGGAAGCCTTCGAAGGTGGACAAGAAGTTTCAGTTGAAAAAAAGCAAGCCATTGAAGATGTCAATGTCGAGTTGGAGACTCTTAACGCAAAAGTAAACGAGTTAAACGCTCTTGAAGTTCAAGAAGCAAGACTTGAGGACGCATTAGAAAAAGGCAAAGAAGTTAAATCAATGCCTATCCACAATGACGAGCCAAAAGAAGTAAGAAAATCTCTTGGTGGTCAATTTATGGACTCTAATGCTTACAAAAGTTTTATGGAAAATGGACAAAAGAACATTAACTCCGAACTTAAGTGGAATCCACAAGTAGAAATGAAAACTACTTTAACAGAATCAGGTTACCCACCTGCAGTTACAAGGTCAGACTTAGTAGTACCAACTGCTACACTTGACCCATTACAAATACCTGACCTTATTGATACAATCACAACAGACCAGTATCAATACAAGTATTTGGAAGAAACTACATTCACTAACAACGCAACTGCAAAAGCCGAAGGTACGGCTCTTGGAGAAAACGCTCTTGCTTTTACAGAGAGAACAGAAGAAATCCGTAAAATCGGTGCTTTTATTCCTGTAACAGAAGAATTGTTAGCTGATGTTTCAGCAGTACAAGGTTATCTTGATTCAAGATTACAAACAATGGTAAGACTTGCAGTCTCAGACCAAATGGTCGGTGGCTCAGGTGTTGCACCAAACCTTACAGGTATCGTAAATAAAACTGGAATTAATACTTTCGGATACGGTGCTTATGGTGGAAACCTAAAAAGAATTGGTCAAGTTTATGAAGCAATTACTGAAATTCAGAAAGATAGCTTCTTAACTCCTGACGCAATTATTATGCACCCTTCAGACTGGTATCAACTAGTTACCGAAGTCAATGCAGTTACAACAAGTGGTAGCTTAAACCCTCTATTTGTTGGTGCAGGACAATTCGGTGGTGGCGTTGCACCTACCCTTTGGGGACTGCCTGTTGTATTATCAACAGAAGCAGGTGCAGGTACAGTAATCGTTGGTGTATTCGGTGGTGGACAAGCTATTCATATTGTCGCAAGACAAGGTATGGAAGTTGCTATGTCCGACTCTCACGATGACAATTTCGTAAAAGACATTGTTGTTATGAAGGCAACAGTACGAATGGGAATGCCTATTTATAGAGCTTCAGCATTCTGTACTATCACAGGATTCTAAGAAATTAGATTATGGCTTTGATGTCCCATTCCTCTTACGAGAGTGGGACATCTAGCAAAAAGGAAATTATGAAATTAAAAAAAGATATATGGAGTAACGACAAAGGCGAATGTGCTGAGTCAACTGAAGGCTTACCTAAAGGTTGGAATAAAGGAAAACTTATAGGCAAAGCAGGTCAAGATATGCACGAAGCAGATTACAAAGCTCTTAAGTTCGTTACAACAAAAGCAAAAGCACCTAAAGAAAATAAAGCTAAGTAGGTTTTAAGTGGCACAGTATGTGGACAAAACTGATTTAAAAGCATATATTGGTTTGTCAGGTACAGGACAAGATGACAATATCGATACTGCTATTGATTCAGCTTGTAGATTAATTGATAGTATTTGTGGGAGAAAATTCTCGCAAGATAGCACAGTTGTCGATAAAACTTTTACACCTAAAACTAGGTTGTACATAGATACACCTGACATTTCAACAACTACTGGCTTGATAGTTAAGTTAGATACAAATGATGACGGTAGCTTTAACAAGACACTTACTTTAAACACAGACTACATTGTTGAGCCAACTAATCCAAGAGTCATAAAGATTACAGGTGGCACAACTTACTATGAGCCTTTTAACAAAATTACAATTCTTGATACAAGAAGCTCAGAGAGATTTGACCCAACAATAAAAAACAATATTAAAATTACTGCAAAGTGGGGATATTCGATTGTCCCTGAAGATATAAAGACTGCAACATTAATACAAGCTCTTAGATACTTTAAGAGAAAAGATACTCCCTTCAATACTTACGGAGATGTCAATACAGGCGTTAGTGAACTCTTTTCACGTCTTGACCCTGATGTCCAAACAATACTCAAAGGACACAAAAAAGTCACTTTAAGTGGCACAATCTTATAATTATTTTTATATAAGTAATAAAAGCCTATAAACATTGAGCTTTTTTTTATGGATTTCTTATAAATTGATTGTGTTATTTCGTAATCTATGATTATAATGTACTTATGAATGAAACAAAAAAACAAGGAGAACAAATGACTAACTTAAATGACGCTATCAATAACTACTTCTCTAACACAGAAGCAATAAACGAAGATACAAAAATTACTGCAAACAACACTAGCTTATTAAATGGTGGAGATATTGTAAAAACTTATACAGTAAAAGAACTTGTAGGTTTTATGAATAACCAACCTACACAAGTTATTGATTCAGCTATTGCAGTCCTTAGCCAACTAACAGAAGCAAACGATTCAAGATATGATTTTGCTTACTGGACAAATGTAGCAAACGCAGTACTTGGAACTGAAAATGCAACAGAAGAAACAGGCATAAGAATATAAACAAAACATAACTCAGAGAAGCCACCTACTCAGGTGGCTTTTTTGTTAGTATGTCTTTATGGCAACTAAAAACAATTTCCAAATAAATGGAATGACTCAGATAAAACGTAAATTACAAAACGCAGGTTTTACTCTTATACCTTTACGTCATCTTATGAATGAACATTCAGAAGCTATTGTTGAAGAAGCAAAAAAAGTTGTGCCTGTTGATACTGGTAAGTTACAGAAATCTATTAAGGCTAAGAATGTTGCTATGCGAGGTAGGTTGCCTACATCAGTCAAAGTAGAAGCAACTGCACCACACTCAGCTTTTGTACACGGTAACTTTAAAAGACTTCCTAATGGTTATAGATT